GCTCTTCGCCGTATTTAGCATACTCAAGACCGAACAAAGCGTTCAGACCTGGGAGCAGCTCTTTCAATAGTTGTGCGCGTGAAATAGCCATGATTTAAGCTCCTTATGCTACGTAATAGCGGTGTGCGCCGAAGTTGAACTTAACCAACACTTCGGGGGTTTCGACCAATACAACAGTACCGACGACTTGGGTTGTTACCGCAGTCACAGTAAGAGTTGTACTACCAGTGGTTGTCACAGTAGAAGCAGCGCTCAGGGTAGCACCTGTGAACTGCAACTGACCATTAACCAAGTTAAACACGTCAGTACCGATTGGCAAGAAAGCGCCAACTGGCAGACCTGACACAACAACAGAAGTTGCTGAAGGAGCGCCACCAGACACGTATGTGCTTGACAAACTAATTTGTGTATCGGGAACCAAGTTCAATACACGGAAGCCACCACCAGAAGCGTTAGCAGACGCGCCGACAACAGACATGCCACTGTTACCAGTAGATGAAGAGCCAGTTTGTGTGCCGCCAGCCATGTTAGCGCCAACGAGAATTGAAGAAGCTGAACCAATAGTTGTACCACCAGCGGTAGTAGTAACAGCGACTTTCATCACTTGGTCAGGATCGTCACCAACAATAGCAGTAATGTCGCCAGCAGTTACGTTAGCTGGGTAGTACTGTGAGAATTGACGTTGCTTAGTCGTAGGGTTTGTGTAATAGCAACCCAAGAACACGCCAACAGTAGTGTTGGTAGTGCTAACAGGGTAAGTTGCAATCACAACATAACCAGCAGACAAAGTAACTAAGTCACCATAATACAAAGCGGTGCCATAGTTGTACTGAATAGGTAGGTTACGAGTAGAACCCGCAAATACCTGTCCACCGATCAGATTGACCGGTTTAACGCCGTAAGGGGCGTCGATAGTGGGATAAGCCATTTAAGACTCCTATAAAGATTTAAGTACCTTTGCCAAAGCTACTTGAGGATTTACGCTCTTGGAAGAGTGGCATCCGCGCATCGCTTTGACGCATGAAACTGTTGTCTACAGCATCTGTCTGAGCTTGTGTTTGGTGAGCGAAGTGTTGTGTACGCTGTTGAACAAAGTCAGTAGGTGTTTTGCAAAGCAACAATCCGCCAATCTCAACGTTGTCGCGGTAGCGACTATTGGGATCAGCTAACAGTCGGAATTTGGGTTGTTCCTCGAGTGCAACGGGCTCCCAACCTTCTCGGAGTTTGGCCGATAAGTTACGCGGGTCAGCAGCGTTCAATGTCGAGACACGAATCCAACGGTAGTTATACCCAGCCTGTTTGTCTGGCTCAGGTAATATTTCAGGAAGCGCCCACTGCTTAGGACGTTCTTGTACCTCACGTGTTTCTAACTCTCTTGTAAGTCTGTTTTCAGCCATTTTGGGCCTCCACTTTCAGGAATTCCTTAACATATTGTTCAGGTGTAATTCCCAGTTTTTTAATCGTATTCAACTGGCTCTGCTTGAGTTTCACCTTGTTTGGAGATGTACTTCTAGCTACCGGGGCTACTACTGTGCTAGGTCTTGTTCTAGCAGACTCAGTTCTAGCCGTTGATTCGTTTGATCTCTGTTGGTTTTGGAAAACCTCTGGAAACCTTTGCCGGATTGTTTTGTCCAATTCCGAATAATATTCATCCGAGCCAACTGGAACTCCGCTATCTTTTAGGTCTTCGTGAACACCCAAAGCATAAGCGGTCATCCCTCTGTTTTGACCAAACCACTTGTTACGGTTTTGCCAATCTTCAGCCTTATTGTCGGGCTTAGGAACAGATTGTCGTTGCTCTTGACGCGGTTGTACTTCAAATTCTTCCTCTTGTAAAGGGGGTAACTTAAAGTTTTTTACCTGCATTATTTTGTAATTGGCACTTTGTAAAGCCTGTTGCGCCTCAATGATCTTGTCTGTATCACCGGCGTCATACGCTTCACGGTATGCCCTCTTTGCCATTTCCAACTCCATGTTGGCGGCATTCTGTACTGTAGACACATACTCTTTCTCACCATTTGTGAGAATAGTTTTAATACGTTTGTTTTCTTGCAGTAGACGTTGTGCAACATTTAGTGTCTCTTGTTGCTCCCTTTGAGCCGTTTCTTTTTCACGGCGTTCGTCGTGCCAAACTTTACGCATTTGTTTGAGCTTGTTCTTGACTTCCTCGTCATACTTATCAAGCTCATCTTTCTCTAGTTCTTCAACTAGAGGTTTAGGCATTGGCTCGCGTCCGCGATCTTGGGCTGGGGTGTCATCCTCAACTTCAATCTCAAACTCAGGCTCTCTATCTTGGGGTTTACCCCTAGCCTCTGATGTTTCGTCAGGGAACTTAAATTCGTCTTTATCAAATTCAGGCATTTTGTGCTCCTTTATTTGCGTTTAATACCACGGGGATCATCAACAGTACCCTCTACAGAGTCATCGTTAATGATGCGGAACTCTCGACCATGAATCACCAAACGGGTACCCGCATGAGGACGCACAAGAACGAAATCGCCTTTTTGACAATACGCGCCATTTGGGAAGCGTGCAGGGTCTTTGTAGCAGTCTGGGCCCATATCGACAACAAACAAGACAGTTGTGAGTGTCTCTTCATTACGCATGGTTTCGTCTGCTTTGATTAAACCAATCTCACTATCTTCAAACTCTTTCTCGGCCTCTGGAATGGCGCAAAGAATTCGATAGCCAGATGGTTTAGGTAGTTGTTTGCCTTTCTCCTCTGCGGTGGCAGTGAAGTTGTAGGCTCCGACAACTTGCGGGTTGTTAGCGTCTGTAGCCAACAGGATGGAACTAGTCATCCGAGTTCTCCATGGTTTGTTGCAGGTCTAGTGCATATCCCCTTACAGTGAGCAGACCCTTGATCTCACCGCAGAGTTTCTTGTACTCTTCAAAGTTTTCTACCCGGCCATCGGCCAAGTAGTCTTTGAGTTGGGCAACCTTCTCGTCAGATTGCTTTACCAGTACTTCAATAATGTCCATTACTCTTCCTTAGTTACTTTAGACTGATGCGTGTTTGACAAGTGTTTGAGCACGTCAACGCCTTTGTCGAGCATGTGCGCTTGCTTGTCGTTCTGCATCTGCGTCACAGCTTTAAGCGTATCAATCTTTAACTGCTCTTGTTTAAGTTGAGCGTCTGTCTGATCCTTAGTAACTTTGCGCTGCAAGTCGCCTTGCTTGATCTGCAACTCTTGCTGCTGAATCTGCACCAACGGATCTTGTGCTTGTTTCTGAGCTTGCTGTTGTGCGGCCTGTTGTTGATTGCCAGCCAACAGGCGTTGTGCAGCCTGTGCCAGCAGGGGAGCCAAACGCGCTTCGACTTCTGGATCCATGTTGATGTCTTCGCCTGACTCGTCTTTTTGTGGAGGCAAACTCATACCCAACTGTTGCTCGATCTGTTTGCGATACTCAAAGCCTAAGTGCTCATTGATGTGCGCCATCATTGCAGCTTGTAACTGCTGAGCCATTGGGTTGTTTTGCAAGAGGGACATGATCTTTGGATCTTGCATAGCCGACATGTGAACCATGATGTGTGCTTGGTGATCCTGATACATGAATGCCTTGACTGGCTTCATCATCAACACATTCTGATTCTCCGACACTGGATCGGTAGGCTTCTGGTCTTCTTCCATCGGCACAAGCTTAGCCGCTTCTTTAATACCCAACACGTCAAGCATCTGACGATGTAAGAGTGGCATGTTGTAAAGCTGGGGTGACTGCTGTGCCAACTGCATTACTGCTTGGTACTGCACAATCTTTTGCGCCATAGTTGACGCATTAGGATCGCTAACTGGTATCACGTCCACATTGTCGTAGTCACTGCGCTTAGCTTTGCGTGAACCTTCGGTTGGCTGGTAGTCGTAGTCCTCTGGCGTATACGCAGCAATGATGCCTTTTAAGAGTTTTAACTCTTGCTTCATCGAGTAGTGAATACGTGCTTGTACAGCACTCATTACTTTAAGCGTGCGCTCCAGAATAGCCAGTGTTGTACCAACGGGAGAGTTAGCAGACATATCACTAATCTGCAAATCAGCCGTATTAGCAAAGCGACGTCCCTCATCAACAATCTGACCCAGTAAGGCCATCAATGTCTGGCTAGGTTCTTTGTATGGAAGCGGCAATAAGTTATCACGGATCGTACCGCTTGGTACATCCACATCACGCCACTCACCGGGAGAAATAGGAGTGTCGTCACCCTTAACACGTAGGCCGCGAGCCTTAAAGCCACCGGGCAAGTTGCTTAGAGTACCAGCATCAACAAGCTGACGAATAAGAGAAGTGCCTGACTTAGCAAAAGCCCCAATGAGGTGGATGAGGCCAAAACAGTAGAAGCCAAATCCGGGAACATATCCGTAATGGACATAGTGTTGTCGTTTTTGATAGGTCTCATCATCAGGCTCCCAGTTGCGGCGCACGGCCAAAACTTTGCTAGACCCTTTTTCAACGGTCACGATATAGGGCAATTTGATACCTGTAGGTTTATTATCTTCTTCGTGTTCGTAACCTGGAAGATCTAAATCCACACTCATCTCAAGAAGTTTGTAGCGGCTGTCAGTCGTGGCTCTAAAGCCCATCTTCTCTGCAATCTTCTTCTCAACTTCATCCAGCACATTGTCTGGCTCGCCTAGATCAATATCACGATAAAAGCCAGCCACTTGCAAACGGCGTAGCTCGTTCTCTGTTTTGCGCATGACGTGAGTCACACGTTCAGACGTCTCTAAATTACTTGCACCGTATGGCACAACTAAATCTTCTGCGGGTACAAACAGAGAGACTTGACGCTCCATGTGCGGGTCGTAATAGACTTTCTTAAATGCATTACCAGACAGACCCAAGCCCCACAACATGCGCTCGTGCTCAGGGCGGAACTCAGTCATCACATCTGTTAACTGGTAGTTCATGTCATCTTGTACACGAACCGCAGCAGCTTTTTTCTCTGGTGTTTCTTTACCAATGATCTGAGTCTTCACCGGCCCAGCGGCGGGGAATGTACTCATCATGGTCTCAGCTTGGAACTTTACAAGAGCTTCGGATAGAAGCGGGTGATACACACCGCATGCACCTTCCCATGGCTCAACACGTTCCTCAATCTTCATCCCCAAGAGTTCTAGACCATCTACATAAGTCTGCATCCAGTCTTTGCGGCTACCAATGTCATCGTCAAAGTCACTGGCTAACTCACTGGCAAGTTCCTCAAGCGTGCTCTCATCTAAGAACTCAGCCAAGTTATCGTCAAAGGAGTCATCCTTATCAGAAGCTTTAGGATTAAGATCAATTTCTAACTCAGTTATCTCAATCTCAGGCTCCATCTCGATTTCAATCATCGGCTCTTCCGTCAGAGCGTCGAGTCCTTGCGGTGCTTGGTACAGTGCTTTATCAATAGCCATGTCTGATCCTTAATAGTACGGCTCGCGTTTGCGAAATTGCCGTGGTTCATCTTCTTCATCGGACTCTAGCCTAATAAAGCCACCACGTCTATAACGTATAAGTGCTTGTGACATGGAGTCCACCATGTCGTCGTGTTCTCCAGATGGAAAACTTGCAACCTCTTCCACAAGTTCTTCCGCCCAGTTAGTGTTAGGAACCCACACCATACCCGACGCAAATATGTCAGCCACCGAGTTTAACCGGGCTATCTTGTCATTACCCTTAGTCGGAGTATATTCTTGCACGGGTATGCCCATTGCACGAAGCTCAAAAATTAGTGGACTTCCTGCCGCTTTTGCCTCAACCACTAAGGTATCTGGGTTCCACTCTTTGTATTCCTGCATTGCCCGCTGCTTTAACTCTGGAAACTCCATGCGAGATTTAAACGCATTGAGCAAAATGATGTTTGCCCTATTTATCCCAGTAGCATCTGGCTTATAGAACACGCCCCACGTTGTGCACGCAGAATAGTCCGAGCGTTCTGTCTTTAAAAACGCCGTATCCCATGACTGAATCAAGAATTCGCAGAAAGGTGGGTCATCATCTGGCCAAATCTGCCACCACTCGCGCTTAATAATGGCAGAAACGTCCGAAGTGGGCTGCTGCATGTACTGCGCCATCCACTTTCCATTAGGAAGTTCCTCTTTTAGGGCAGAAAGTTCTTTTAGCGACCAAAACTGGGGCCATAAGGGTTTACCCGAAGGCATAATTGCAGGAAAGTCAATCACTTCCCACTCTTCTCCCGACCTTTGCGCCGCTGCTTTGAGTACTTGACCCGTCAAATCCTTCTTTGACCAACGTGTCATCACAATTACGATAGCCCCGCCTGGCTGAAGACGCTGACGCGGGCCAGATGTGTACCACTCGTACGTTTTATCGTAGATTTCTGGGTTAGTTTCGCTTAGTGCGGCCTCTTGCTCTGAATGAGGGTCATCAATAATGAGCAAATCAGCACCTTTACCAGTAACAGCGCCCCCGACACCGATAGCAAAGTAATCACCGCCATAATTTGTAGCCCAGCGACCAGCCGCTTTAGAGTCGGACTGGAGCGCAACGTCTGGAAATATGTCTTTATAGGCATCTGAGTCCACCAAGTTACGTACTTTTCGGCCAAAACCCACCGCAAGTTCAGCAGTGTGGCTGGTTTGGATGATCTTTTTGCCTGGATACATCCCCAAAAACCAACTTGGCAAGAGATATGAGGCAAATTCTGACTTGGTGTGTCGTGGCGGCATATTAATAATTAGCCTTTTCACCTCACCACGGGCTACTCGTTCAAAGGCACGGGCCATTTTCTCGTGATGTCTGCCATGAATGAAGCTAGGCCACACGTAATTAACGTATGCCATGAAATCGTTTGCTGCTTTTTGCTTTGTAACTGCTTTCCTAGCCTCGGCAATTAACTGCCCTACCTTCTGCTGGGCGGCATCGGGCAGGTTGGGGAGAAGTTTTTCAGCTTCAATCAGCAGTTTCGGATCCATCTGCTCTTCCTAGTTCTTCGTCCAAGTCTATGTCGTCAATACTTTTAGGCACGTCTTTAGCTTCTACATCCACTATTGGACTGCCATACAAAGCAAGGGTTTTGCGCAGTTCAGACTCAATGTCCACCACGGTGCGGTGCGTAACTGTTACGTCAATCTTCTCGCTAAATAATCCTACAGCGCCAATCCGTCCCAAGTTTTCAAGCGCCCGCATCCGCTGCTTGGGGTCTGGGTCTACTGACTCGGCAATAAGTTTGTTGGTAATGTAATTGCGCAGGCGACGCTGCACGTCTAAAACCTCCTGATCCCATTCTGTCAGGATGGCTTCAAGATTTAATATGGTTCCGGGGGTCAGGTCTTTTGCAGGGGGTAACTTCTTCGACGCCATTATCTGGTGCGATTCCATTTTGTCCTGCTGGGTAATATCAATCTCTAAACCCTGCTTAGTGAGGGCTTCGATTGTCTTGAAATAGGCATGCGCTTTTTCCCGAAAAGACTCTATCTCTTCAGGTGTGGTGTCGAATGGGAGTGGGATCCCAACTTCTGGCGTAGCAATAATAGGCATAAGCGGTTTGTGGCTCCTGCATTTGGTTTACGAAAGTGTACAGTGTTTTCAAAAT